CATATCTTGTTGACAAAATGGATGTATGTATGTTGTACTCACGTTATGAATCCACCTCGCCCGCCTGATGGATTTAACCATCATATCCACAGCTGCATCCCACCCGACATCGCCGCTATGGCCAATCTGGCGGGCGTGGAGATTGAAGACGGCTGGGAGATCAGCCACGGAACTGGCTGCATCGGGTATCAGCAGTTCAGGTGTGGGGCGTACCGCGAGTGGGTTCCACGGCGTATGCTGGTGACACCAGACGATTGGAAGCGCGAGATCTTCAAAGCAATTGACCACAGAAATATTTCATGAACCTGCGTCACAACCTTCCGGCGGGCGTGGACGCGCTGATGTCTCTCACTGAGATCGAGATGGGTCAGGATCCGTTCCTGAAAGTCGTCGTGCTGTGCAGGCTCAACCGCCCCAACAAGCGCGGCCAGGTGATGTACTACCGCTTCAAGATTGAACCTTTCTTCGAAGACTGGCAGGATGCAATCAGGCAGGTCTACGAGGGATCCCCATGAACCCCAGGCGAATCGAACTACTCATCATGATCATGATTACGGTGATGCTCGTTGTCGCGTTCCGATAGACAATGGGCCTTCGACATCCACGAGGAGCCTAAGCTCAATGCAAAAGTCAAACCACTCATTGCTCTCTGCGGCTGCAAAATTGTTTGGGCGCCAATCGCCAACTGCTGGGTCCTCTATTTCGCCAGTGGTGAATTCGACGAGCATCGCACCGCCATCGCCATGCTCGGTGTCCCCATTGCAAGCACAAGTTTCCGCACAGTCTCTGGCAACGCCCGCACCGCAGTATGGAAGCTGGCCATTTCAGAACTCCTTGCAGAACGCGAACGCGCAGCAGAGCGCGAACGTAATAAACGCGTACCAGTATAAGCATGCCCAGCAACTCGCGGCGATCAACAACCAGGCTAACCAAATAGGCCCGCAGTTCGGTGTGACGGTGAGCCAGTTCCCCAACAGAATGGCTGGCAACCAAAACTTTACCGCGTGGCAGGGCCCGCACCATTCGCGATACGTACCGGCCCCGCTCGAAGATCTCTGCCCATATCCAAACGTGATCGATCGCATCCGACTGTGCGGGTTTGAGGTTGACCAGACTGGAGCACTGGGGCTTGTCATCGCGCACCGCAAGCCGTTCCATAACTACGTGAGCCTTCCGCTTGATGCGACTGAGGCGCTGTGGATGGGCGCGCTTGACTACCTGGTCACGCGACGCGCTGAGCGCGCAAATGAAAAGGCCCCCAAGGAGGGGGCCAGTTCAATCTGATCGCAGACCGGCGTTGCGCCGGCGGAAGATCAGAAGCCGATGCAGTAATACACGTAGGTATCACCCGAAGTCGTCGCAGCCGAGTTCGTGAACACCGCGGTGGTGGTCGTGAACGAGGTCTGGTTGATCTTCGAGGCAACGGTCACCTGGTCCTGGATGATGCAGGTCCAGCCGTTGGGGGCTGCGGTCGGGAAGGTCAGGGTCGGGGCGCAGGCCGCGCTCGTGCTCTGCCACTTGCCAGCGGTCGCACCGCCAACCTGTGCCGAGACAGCCGAGCAGCCAGTCACAACCGGCGAGGTACCCTGGGACACGAACGCCCCGTGGAAAGCCTCGAGACCGGTCGACGGGTTCCAGCCATAGTCGACGGCGAATGCAACGCCGCACACGGCCAGGGCCGCAAAGAGAGCAAGTAACTTACGCATGTGTGTACACCTTTGTGAAGAAGAGTGAAGGACAGGATCGATCCGCGGTGGAGTTTACTTAAGGCTTGACAGGGTAGCAAGCGCCCGCTACATTATGTGGATATATGGTACGTACAAAGAACGACCGGGTCCGCCTCAATCTGTACTTCGACAGTCGGGTACTGGAAGCCATTCTCCGCATGGCGGAAGCACGTGGCACCACCTACTCCGAAGTGATACGGATGGCGTGCCGCGAGTACGTGCTCAAGCACGGTGGAGATGTCGTGAAAGAGTCTGTTACCATGAAAGAGCTCACCAAACCCCTTCACAGATCCGGAGATTGATATGCACCTGCAACCCCCGCAAGACGAAACCCTCCTGGCCGCGTTGGCTACCGCCGGCGCCACGGTCGAAGTCGATGAAGTCGCCCAGTCGTATGTGGTCGTGCTTGCCCACGGGCAGCGTGTACCGGTGGCGTTCGGCGCCACGCATGCTGACTTCGTGAAGGCTGTGGAAGACAACACGCCGCAGGCCGCGGTGGCTCCCGTAGCTGAATGATCCCGACATCACTTGCCAACTCCACAGAGCTCAACTCCTCGGATGCACAGCTGATCTGGGAGTTGGTGAGTGATATCTCGGCCCCCTCGGACGTGCTCGCAAGGCACGGGTTGGACAAGGCCGGGTTGCAACGGAAGCTGCGAAACCCTATGTTTCGTAGTGCTTTCAACGAGACGAAGAGGCTTTGGAATGCAGACCTGAACGTCAATGAGCGGATTCGAATCAAGGCCGCACTGATGCTCGAGGACTCGTTGCCGGACATTTACAAGATCATTAAGGACGACTCGCAGCCGAGTGCTGCGAAGCTCGAGGCGGTAGAGAAACTCGGCAAGCTGTCGCAAACGATGGCACCGAAGAAGGAAGGACAGATGGGCGAGCGGCATACGATCACGATCAACGTTGGCGACAAGCCGATCACGATCGAGCATATGACCCAGCCCGCAATCGAAGGAGAGGCAGCATAATGGATATTTTCGGCAAGGCTCAGCAGCGCGATGTGCTTGGAAACAGGCCCGCCGCATGGCCCACCACGCGCGCCGAGCGCGGCAAGTACTACTCGTTGCCTGACCCGATACACGCCGGCGACAGGCTGGTCGTGATGAGTTACGACACGTGGGCCGACTTCGGCACACAGATGGAAACCCTGCGGCGTGCTGGAGTGAACCTCAGCAAGCAGGTGCAGGAACTGGTTGGCGAGAAGCAAATACTCGCCATGCAGGCGGCGGACTTCAAGTCACGGCTCGAAGCTGTACAAGATGCCCGGCGCAAAGAGAAGCGAAAGGAAATTTACCAAGCACAAGGAGTTTGAACATGAGCACTATCCTCGATGACCTGAACACCGTGAAGTCGAACGTCGCGAACAACCGCAAGAACCTGGTCGGCCAGGTCGAATCGCTGCAGGTGCAGCTGGACAACGCGAACAAGACGATCCAGGAGATGGACTCGCTGGCTGCTGCGCTCGAAGTCGTGATCAACGACGAGAAGGCGCTGGAAGCTGCGGGTGTGAACCTGCTGGCCGCGCAGGCTGCTCCGGCCGATGCGCCGGCGGCGGATACCAGCTCTCCTACCGCTGCCGCCTGAGCTCGTGAGACTGGCGTCCATGCGGATGCCACATCACAAGCGCCGGTGGCTTGCGAGGATGATGGCAGAGAAGAAGCCGCATCCGATGACGCAGAAACTGATCAACAATTGTGTTGCTCAGTATTTGAAGTAACAGGAGGGGCTGGGGAAACTCAGCCCCTTTCTTCATGGCAACGATCGTCTATGACCCGCCTCCGACGCTGAAGAGATTCATGCAGTCGGAGAAGCTGATACGGATCGTCCGCGGCCCAGTGGGCTCGGGCAAATCCTCATGCATGGTCATGGAGCTGCTCCGCCGCGCCGCTGAGCAGGCCCCCGACCCAGCGGACAAGATTCGCCGCACCCGCTTCGCCGTGGTGCGCAACAGCCTCCCCCAGTTGAAGACCACGTGCCTGAAGACCATCAACGAGATGCTCCGCGGCCTGGCCACCTACCACGTGTCGGATCAGACCGTGAAGATCAAGTTCGGTGATATCGAGTCGGAATGGATCCTGCTGCCCCTCGATAGCCCCGAGAACGTGCAGCGCCTGCTGTCCCTGGACCTCACTGGCGCGTGGCTGTCCGAGGTCCGTGAGCTGCCTGTACGCATCCTGCTGGATGTGTTCTCGCGCTGCGGCCGGTACCCCAGCCAGATGCACGGTGGCTGGACCTGGAAGGGCGTGATCTCGGAGACGAACTCGTTCTCCGAGGACTCGGACTGGAACAAGGTACTCGAGGAGGGGGAGCTTGATGGCAAGCCCACCCCGGACACCTGGGACTACTTCGTCCAGCCAGGCGCCCGCGAGCCGAACGCTGAGAACCGCGAGCACATCGGCAAGAACTACTACGAAGATCTTATTGAGACCAACTCACCAGAATGGGTAGAACAGTATGTCGACAACATCGTTGCACCAAGCCTCTCCGGCGAAGCTGTGTTCCGGCATAGTTTCCGCAGTTCGTTCCACATTGCCCAACAGGAGCTACAGCCCGTCCCCTCCACAATGCTACTGGCGGGCTTTGATTATGGCCGCAACCCGTCCGTCGTCCTGACGCAGATGGACCCCCGCGGGCGCCTCCTGGTGCTCGACGAGATCTACGCCTCGAACATGGGCGTGGAGCAGTTCGTCCAGACGCAGCTCCGCCCGGTCCTGTCCCAGCCGAAGTACGCCCGCCTACCAATAGGAATCTGTGGAGATCCTTCCGGTATCGCGCGGAGCCAGATCGGAGAGGAGTCGGTCTACGCCGCCCTCAAGAGAATGGGCCTGTCGGCCCAGCCCGCTCCCACGAACGATATCGCACCCCGCCTGCGGGCCGTTGAAAAATGGTTGCTGCAGCAGCGTGAAGGTGCGGGTGCGATATTGTTCTCCCCCACGTGCGCTACCCTCATTCGAGCGATGCAGTCCAAGTACCGCTACGCCAAGAAGAAGGACGGCGAATTGCAGCCGAAGCCGGACAAGACTCACCCCTGGTCCGACATCTGCGACGCCCTGCAGTACGCCGTGCTCGGCCACTCAACGACTGTTCTTGCCAGACTTGTGCGGAGAACGCAGGACTCTGATAGAGTTCGGCAGGTCTCCAGCGCTGGCTGGACGTAATACGTTGCTGTAAAGAAGTTCGCTGAGGTAACATAACGTCATGGCAGCCATTCCCAGCAACCCGCTCCCCACTTCAAGCTCGATGCTCGGTGGCTCCGCCCGTGCCGCCAGCCCCGTTACCGGTGTGCCTGACACTTCGCCACAGAAGTTCCAGTCGGGCAAGACCAAGCAGACGAAGAAAGCCAACAAAACGCTCGACATGGTGAGCGAGAACGCGAACGGATTGATCCGCACGGTCTCGAACAAGGAGCTCACGTCGCTCGACGGCGCCGGCAAGGATCTCTCGAGCATGGCGCCCGAGGATCTGAACCCGCTGGCTGCGCTGATCCGCAACCGTTTCGAGAAAGCTGTGCGCCACCGCCGCACGGTCGGCATCGACGAAGAGTTCATCCGCGACATGCGCGCCTACAACGGTCAGTACGACCCGGCGAAGCTGCAGGAAATCAACAAATTCGGCGGCTCTGCGGTCTACACCCGCATGATGACGATGAAGTGCCGCGGCGCAACCGCGCTTCTGCGCAACGTGTACATGAATTCCGACCGCGCGTGGACGCTTGAGCCCACCGCGGACCCGCAGATTCGCGACAGCGTCGACCAGAACATCAAGAAATTGGTGATGAGTGAGGTCGCCGCGGTCAATCAGACAGGGCAGATCGTCGATCAGCACTCGCTGGCAGACCGGATGGAGGGTTTGTATGACGCCGCGAAGCTCACGGAGCGTCGTAAAGCCATCGAAGAGGCCCAGGAAGCCCAGCGAAAGATCGATGACATGCTCGAGCAGGGCAATTTCTACCAGGCGCTGACCGATTTCCTGGTCGATCTGCCAATCTACAAGCACGCGATCATCAAAGGACCCATCACACGCAACCTGACGACCCTGAAATGGGAGAAAAACAAGCCTGTTGCGAAGGTTGATGCCCGTTTTTTCTGGGATCGGGTCAGCCCGTGGGACGTTTGGTTCACCCCAGGTGCCACGAACATCACGAACACCGATGTCTTTGAACGCCAACGCCTTTCTGTCAACGATTTGTACAGCATGATCGGCATCCAGGGCTATCGCTCCCAGGATATACGCGACATCATCTCCCAGTACGAGGCCAAGGGCTACCAAGAGTGGATCCAGCTGTTCGATTACGAGCGTGCGTACATGGAAGGGCGCAACAACATCCTCGATGACACCTTCATCAACGCCATTGAGTTCCACGGCTTCGTCTTGGGCCGGTATTTGAAGGCTTTCAACGTCGATGGGGTGACTGACGACGAGCGTCCGTACTTCATCACGGCCTGGATGGTCGACAAGCGCATCTTCAAGGTCATGATGAACCCGTCTCCGCGCCAGCGCGTGCCGTACTACGTCACTTCGTTCGACAAGACCCCTGGTTCGATCACCGGCAACGGTATTCCCGCGCTCGCGAACGACATCACTGACGTGATGAACGCCACGCTGCGCTCGCTGGTGAACAACATCTCGATCTCGAGCGGCCCACAGGTCATGATCGACCGTGATCTCATGGGTCCGTCACAGGACGACTCGCTGTACCCGTGGAAGCGCTGGTCATACATCTCCGACCCGGCGAATCCGAATCGCAAGCCGGTGGATTTCTACCAGCCGACGAGCAACGCGCAAGAGTTGATCAGCGTGTTCGACAAGTTCAGCACCATGCTTGACGATGTCAGCACGATCCCGCGCTACCTCACCGGTGGCGGCGGTACAGCAGGCGCTGGTCGCACTGCATCGGGCCTCTCGATGCTGATCAACAACGCGAACAAGACGCTGCAGAATGTTGCTGACAACATCGACAACGACATCATGCGTCCGCTCCTCACACAGCTGTACGACTACATCATGCTGACCGACGACACCGGCATGCTGCGCGGTGATGAGAACGTTGTGGTTGATGGCGTGCGCCAGGCTTCGAAGCAGGAGCAGGACATGACCCGCCAGCTCGAGTTCTTGCAGCTGATCAACAACCCGACCTACCAGTCGCTGATTGGTCCGGGGGAGACAGCACGCATCCTGCAGAGCGTGGCAGACAACCTTGGCATGGAAGTGAAGGTCAAGCAGCCCGACGACCCGATCAACAAGGAGCAGGCGATGAATCCGCCCGTTCCTCCGTCCCCTGTGGGCGGCCAGGGTGGTCCGAACCCCAGTGGGGACCAGACTCCTGGGCCAAACCCCGCCGCGGCCGCGCCTGGCGCCGGCGGTCAACCCGGTATCCCTGCCGCGCCCCAGGCGGCTCCCATGAACAACGTGTCAACAAATTTGCCACACGGGTGAAAGTGGGCGTATTATGTCAACCAGGCTGAGTGACGAGGTTTCCCATGAGCGGTGAAGGCGAAAATTACGGTACGACTTACCAGAAGTCCTCGCCCTTCGGTGATTTTCCGAAGCGCAATTCCGCGCCCAGCTATGGGAAGAAAACCAAGTCTGCGGCGGTGCACGGCGGTGACCAGTATGGCACCACGCTGCAGAAATCGAAGCCTTTCAAGCTGTTTCCTGACCGTACCCCAGCGTTTGCTGGCAACTCAATGATTGGAACCCAGAAGAGCGAAGGTTAATCCCATGGCGAAACTACTCATCAAATCTGCTGCAGTTCACGGTGGCGATCAGTACGGCACCACGATGCACAATTCGAAGCCGGCCCTCAGCTTTCCGAAGACCCAGACCGCCGATGTCGTCGCCGGCAAGGCCACAAAGGCGAAGGCGCCGATCGGCGGCACCCAGTATGGCACCACGATCCAGGATTCGAAGCCCTATCGGCAGTTCCCGAACGCCAACCTGAAGCTGAACCAGAATCGGG